GACTGGCTGGCGGCCCAAGGCTCGGACGAAATGCTGCGCGCGGCGCGCAACACGCTGCTGGGCGAAACGTGGGTCGAAAGTGGCGACGCGCCGGAATGGCAGCGCCTCGCGGATCGCCGCGAGACGTTCGTGGCACAAATCCCTGCACGCGGCCTGTTCCTGACCGCAGGGGCGGACGTGCAGAAAGACCGCATCGAGGTCGATGTCTGGGCTTGGGGCCGTGGTTTGGAAAGCTGGCTCGTGGATCACATCGTCATTCCTGGCGGGCCAGATGATCCTGCCTGCTGGGACAAGCTGACAGCTTTGCTGGGGCAAACATGGGTGCACGAACACGGTGCTGTCATGCCCCTGGCAAAGTTGGCCATCGACACAGGGTATGAGACGGCTGCCGTCTACGCATGGGCTCGCATCCAAGGCATCGCACAGGTGGCCCCCGTCAAAGGCATGGAAGGCTTCAACCGTACAACGCCGGTCTCAGGGCCGACCTTCGTTGATGCCACGGTAAACGGTCGAAAGCTCAAGCGGGGCGCGCGGCTTTGGACGGTGGCCACGGCGACCTTCAAGGCGGAGACCTATCGCTATCTCCGGCTGGAGCGGCCCAATGATGAAGACCGCGCCAGTGGCGTCTCAAATCCAGCGGGCACGATCCACCTGCCGGACTGGGCTGACAGCGAATGGCTGAAACAGCTCGTCGCCGAACAGCTCGTCACGATCCGTAACAAGCGGGGCTACGCGCGTCAGGAATGGCAAAAGATGCGCGAACGCAACGAGGCGCTGGACACCCGGGTGTATGCCCGCGCCGCTGTCTGGATCCTCGGTGCTGACCGCTTCGATGAACGGATGTGGCGACAACTCGAAAAACAAGCCGGGGTGGAGACGATCACGGCGGCAGCCAAAGCCGACACTGACACACCGTCCGAGCCTCAGGCCGGGCGGATCGCTACCCCGCGCAAGCGCGGTTGGCGGGTAAGCACGCCCAAATACATGGAATAGCGAGTACGCAATGACCCTCGATGATCTCAAATCCCGCCACAGCGCGTTGCTGGCGGCACGCTACAGCGGCACGCGCTCTGTGAGCTATGATGGCAAAACTCTGACCTATGGCACCGATGCTGAATTGGCGGCTGCTGTCTTTGATATCGAACGGCGCATCGCAAAGGCCGAGCGCGGCGCTGGGCGCATCTCTCGCCCCCATGCCGTAAAGGACCTGTGATGAACTGGCGGCAGCGTCTCGGGGCCTTTGTTGGTGGTTTTGATGCTGGCCAGCATCACCGCCGTCTGCGCGGATTTCAGGCGACGCGCGCGCATGTGAATGCGCTGATTGCGGCGTCAGGACCCGATATCACTGCACGCGCCCGCTGGTTGGTGCGCAACAATGGCTATGCAGCCAATGCTGTTGAAAGCTGGGCTGCAAATACCGTGGGCGATGGGATCAAACCGATCTCGCAGATTGCAGACGCAGCGCACAAGGAAGAGCTGCAGCGCCTTTGGTTGGCCTGGACGGATGAGGCTGACAGCGAAGGTCTGACTGATTTCTACGGGCTGCAGCGGCGCGCGGCACGTGAGGTGTTTCTGGCGGGCGAGGTCTTCTTCCGGATCAGGCCACGGCGCAGCAGCGACGGATTGTCAGTTCCCTTGCAGCTGCAGATGCTGCCCGCAGAAATGTTACCGCTGCATCAAACAGGACCCGCGGGAAATGGCGATGCCATCCGTCAGGGCATCGAGTTCGACCGGGTTGGACGCCGTGTGGCCTATCATTTCCTCCGGCGGCACCCCGGCGACAGCACCGATCCGGGGTTGGCAGGGGAGATGGTGCGGGTTCCAGCAAGCGAGGTCATCCATGTGATCGACCCGGTAGAAGCAGGCCAGCTGCGCGGGGTCTCAAAACTGGCACCTGCCATCGTGAAGTTGTTTCTGCTCGATCAATACGACGATGCCGAGCTCGACCGCAAAAAGGTGGCGGCGATGTATGCGATGTTCGTCACCTCGCCCGCGCCAGAAAACCCCTTGCTGCCCGCTGAGGAGGACGACATGCTGGGCGGGTTTGAGATCAGCCCGGGCCAAATCGTGCGTCTGGATCCAGGCGAAGATGTGACCGTGGGCCAGCCTGCAGATTCAGGGGCGACCTACGAGCCGTTCCAATACCGCACGCTGCTGCAGGTCGCCTCGGCGCTGGGCATTCCTTATCCTTATCTGACAAACGACATGGTGAAGGGGAACTTTTCGAACTCGCGCTTGGCGCTGATAGAATTTAGACGCCGCGTCTCGGCCTGGCAGCACTCGGTGATGGTCTACCAGCTGTGCCGACCGATTTATGCGCGCTGGATGGATGCCGCTGTCTTGTCTGGGGCATTGGATCTTCCCGGCTATGAGGCCGACCGGTCACGGTTTCTGGCAGCCAACTGGCTGCCGACCAAATGGGACTGGGTCGATCCCCTGAAGGACGCCAATGCTGAGATTGCTCAGATCGAAGCAGGCCTCAAATCCCGCAGCCAAGCCATTGCCGAGCGCGGCTATGATGCAGAACAGGTCGACCGCGAAATCGCGGCTGAGCGCGCACGCGAGCGATTACTCGGCCTCGACTTCCGCCGCCCCGGCTCGCCCGCACAAGGCGTGCAGGCTTTAACAGGCCCGGATGAGGATGAGGGCGAAGACGACGACACAGACCCAACAGATGAAACCGATGACGCGGGCCGCCCGCGCAACCCTGAGGACCAGACCTGATGTTCCACGCCCGCATTGCTGCGCGCGCCTTCAATACGCCGCTGCTGGTTGAGCCCTGCAAAGCCATGGCGTTTCTTTCCGGCCTCGGACCGCGCATCCTTGGGCGCAGGGTCGAGATTGGTGACGGAAACGGCGGCTTGGAAAGCACCGTCGTCCCGCCAGCGCGCGCCAGCATTCTAGCAGGTGGGCTGCTGGACGATTACCACCAACATGGTGAGACGCCCTATCCTGTGCTCGACGGCATTGCTGTGATCCAGATCTCCGGCGTGCTGATCCACCGCGGGGGCTGGATCGGACAGTCCTCGGGCCAGACCAGCTATGAGGGGATCGCGGCACAGATCGAGGCCGCTGCCAGTGATCCTGCCGTGCGCGGCCTCGCATTGGAAATTGATAGTTTTGGGGGTGAAGTTGCGGGTGTTTTTGACCTCGCAGATCGTATTCGTGCAATTCGCGCCACAAAACCCGTCTGGGCGTTTGTGGCTGAACACGCGTTTTCAGCTGGGTATGCGCTGGCCAGCCAGGCCGACCGTATCCTGCTGCCCCGCACCGGGGCGGTGGGCAGCATCGGTGTCGTGGTCATGCATGCCGACCTTAGTGGCGAGCTGGATCAAAAGGGTATTCGTGTGACGCTGGTCCATTCAGGGCGGCACAAAGTTGACGCCAATCCCTATGAGCCGCTTCCAGCCACTGTGCAGAGCGACATTCAGCGCGAAATTGACGTGCTGCGGTTCCTCTTTGCGGAAACGGTGGCAGCGGGACGTGGCGTACGGCTGAGCCAAGAGGCAGCACTCGCCACTGAGGCTGCCAGCTTTCGCGGGACCGAAGCTGTGGCAGCAGGTCTTGCCGACGAAGTCATCGATACGCAGCGCGGCTTTACCGCCTTTCGACAAAGCTTCTCCCCCATCCGCGCATCTGTCCCATCCCGCGTGCCGTCCAAGGCCCCATCCCAAACCCAATCCCGAAAGGATCCTCTCGTGAGCAACGACACCTTGCCACAAACCGAACCAAGCCCCGATGAAGCGCAAGACGGCCAAACGCAGAGTGATATTGCCAAAAACAGCGGCACAGCTCCCGAAGCACCACCCGCTGCTGCAACTGCACTGGCACCTGGACCTTCAAAAGCTGACCCCGTCTCAGCCCTCCAGACATCCATGCGCGCGGAACTTTCCGCACAGCTTCGCCTTGAAGCGGCAGAGATCACCGAGATCGCAGCACAAGCGGGACGCCTCGGCATTGCCATCGACGCGGCAAAAGCCCTGAGGGAGGGCACCACGCCCGCGGCGCTGCGCCGATCGGTGTTAGAGCACGCCGCAGCCGCAGCCGATGCGCGCGATGTGGTGGCAACAGCCCCCCCTCCGGCGGCGTCTGCAAACAGCGAAAGCCCCATTGTTGCGGCGGCTAAACGCGCCGCGGCTTCTGGCGCAAAGCACTGAGCGGCTCCACGGCCGCAATACTCCCACGCCATCTTAAGGCCCAGTCGTGCCTCTCCAGCGGCTGATAGCTTTTTCCTCCACCTTCAGAAGGATCCTCGACATGACCGTTTTGACCCAACCGCCCAGCCTTGGCGATATCCTCAAATACGAGCTCAATCCAAACTTTACCCGCGAGACCATCACACTGCTAGCAGGGACCGCCTATCCAGTGGGTGCTGTTCTGGGCCGCATTACCGCCAGCGGCAAATACAAGCTGGCGACCTCGGGCGGCACAGATGGCGCGCAAACAGCAGCTGCCATGCTGCTCTACCCGGTCGATGCGTCTGGCGCTGACAACACCGGTCTTGTCATCATACGCGGCCCCGCCATCGTTTCCAAAGCCGCCCTCGTCTTTGACGCCACCGTGGATGATGCCGCCAAAACCACAACCAAACACGGCCAGCTCGCAACCCTCGGTATCATTCCGCGCGATACCGCCTGATTAGCGGTGCATGACGCACGCCGTGCACAGACACCTTAACGTCGATAACCGCCACACCACCTCCTCGCCCTCATTCCCCCGGAGTTTCCCATGACTATCACCCGTAACCCGTTTGACACGGGCGGCTATTCGCTCGCCGAGATGACGCAGGCGATCAATATCCTGCCCAACCTCTATACCCGCTTGGGCCAGATCGGCCTCTTTCGCTTTGAAGGCGTCACACAGCGCTCAATTGTCATCGAGCAGCGCGAGGGTGTGTTGAGCCTCCTGCCGTCCGTCCCGCTGGGCGCACCTGCCACGGTTGGGACCCGCGAGGCGCGCTCAATGCGCTCCTTTGCCTTGCCCTGGATCCCGCATGACGATGTCATCCTGCCCGCAGATATCCAGGGCATGCCTGCCTTGGGCCTCTCTAACGCCGCTGATCCGCTGGTCGAGGTAATGAACCGCAAGCTGACCCTAATGCGCCGCAAGCATGCTCAGACCCGCGAATATATGGAGATGAACGCGCTACGTGGTATCGTGAAGGATGGTGCAGGAACCACGCTTTACGACTA